TATACGGCCACTTCTTACACCTCCAGCGCGTTCCAGACCCGCTAACCGTTACGGTTCGGTGAACCTTCACTAACTACCGGGTTAGTCACGCTTATATCGGTTGGAGCGGTTACGTCGGTTAGATCGGTTAGGTAACGTTTCCCAAAAAGGAAAAAGTCTAAAAATAGATTTTTCCAAAGGAACATAGTACTATATATAGTTTAACGTCTGTCGTTTCTTGTTTTATTATTATAGTACATAAGCCAGCCAGTACATCAGTGTTAGTATAAGCCAGTGTGTCATGTTTGTATATAAAAGAATGTATATTGTATACACCAGAATGCATTTTTAAGGACTGTGGCCAGGCAGGGGGTGTTTGACTCGCTATCGCTCGCGGCTTGCGGCGCTGCACTCGCGGAGCTCGTGCGTACGTCTGTAGTTTCAACCAGTCTGCGATGGATATAAAAGACTGCGCAGATCTTTTACGCGCGTTTTATTTATACGTCTGCGTATCTAACGCGTACAGTTCCAGCAAAATCAAATGGATTTTCTGCACTTATAACATTACCAAAAGTAATGAATAGTAGTGAACCAGTGGCTATATCTCCAATCACGCCAGGTGAGGAGTCTGCCTTGAAACATGTTTCGCGATTTGCTAATCGCACGTACATGTTAACTGAGAATGAGTTTTCAAATCCACCAACTGCGTATTGTCCGTCATTTGCTAACGGAATAGAACCAAGGCAGAAGCGTTTGTCTCGTATTATCTCAAATCGGTCCCTGTTATTCATATTCGTAGCAGAAAAGGGAGTGGATACATTTGAATCTGTCGCAGAATTAACTTGCGACAATAATATGTCGTTGATGTTAGGCGTAGCTCCATTCGGTTGCCTGTCATAGACAAGCATAATACGTGCCCATGAAGGCACGTTTGAGTCGTGATCTGTGGTTAGGTTTACTTGAAAGAAACCTTGGATCTGGCACGAGTGTAGATTGACCTTACGCCCAATCCTATTCCATGCAGAAGAACCTGTCGTAATCAAGTTTACGGGAATAATTGAGGGCGTAGAATTCAACGGGAATACAGCCTGTGTTGCTCCACCAGAAGGATTGACTACGTCAACCTGTTTGAGTTCTGTCCGAGGCATTGTCATCCGCATTGTGCGTTGTAGCATAGGTTTACGTACTGATACTGTCGTACGTGCTAGCTTTCGCGGAGGAGTAAAAGGTTTACTTAAGTTGCTCGAAGAGTATCTGCGTTTCATGTTTTGTGATTTTTTATTACACAGCCTTTTTTACAGTGCTCTTTTTCGAGGAATTCGTAGAATTACTATACTCCTGTTCCAGGAGTGAGTTGAGTTTCTTATCGAGCGATTCAATCTTGTGTACGAGTTTAATTTGGGCGTCTTCGACGCGTAGCAGGAGCGAATGTATAAATTCGAGTTGGTCTTCGTTGTCAGAAAGTGTGTCAGAACATTCACGAGCGTCATTGTAATCCATTAATTAAATCTGCGCTGTTTTTATTACGCAGTGTTTTTACAAGAAATATTTATTCTAAATTTAATATTCCTCGGAATCACCTTGATATTGATCTCTATATTCCATTTCTTCCCTTAGATCTCGTTCCTCAGAATTTTCGTAATCTTCTGGATTAGTTGGATCATCTAATTCCATTGTTGCTTCTTCTTGTTGTTCTTCTATTTCAGGAGAAGGAGGAACAGGTAAAGTAGGTGGTGATAGAGGAAGAGGTGGTGGGAGTACAGAACCAGTTGTATTTACAACATTAGTTAAACGGCGTAGGAATTGAGGAATGTGATCAGAGTTAACACCCTTCTTTCCTAGGTACCAGTCGCAAGGCGCCTCAGTCGCAGTTATAAATATGTGGGTAGCTTCCCACCAAGAGTAGCCGTTCTTTACGTTGATTTGAAAGGGGTACCTATCCAATAATTTCAACATTGTTCCGAACGGCCAGGGATCTTTGTCGAACTCGTCAAAGAGTACACAGGACTGTCCTGTGTAATTAATAAATCCATTATCCAAACGGATTTCATGTATTCCCGGGTTGTTTATGTGACAGCGAGCTGTCTTTCCAGTGTTCGTAGGTCCGTAGTAAACAGTAACTATTGGAATTGGTCTGAGTGGTCTAGGAACCATTGTTAATTGATCAGCTACCCATTTAGGGTAGCGTGCAGTTACTGTATCTAGAGCATCATCGTCTAAGCATCGTCTGTAGTTTCCGTGTTGGCGTATCTGAAGTTTTGCTACAGTTAGATCAGATCTGTATCCTTGTGCAAAGGTTGGTTCCCAGGTCCCAAATTCTTCCGGGGGAGTAACTTGAGTATCTTCTTTCATGCAATACTCGCGTGCTTGAGAGGGGTGGTGTGCTACCTCAACGTGAGGTTTGTTGCCTCCAAATAGTCGTTGTACAACGGATCCTCGTACGCAAGTTTTAAATTGAATAAAGCCTTGAATATGCCAAGCGGAGGTCCCAGCTCCTTGTTCTACTTGGAATACGAGGTATTTTATGGCATGGTGACCCGTTGGGTCACCACGCCAGAACGCGTCAATATCATGTTGAGTAACGATCCAGTGTCGAGCATTTTGTCGCGTTGGATTAGCCATGTGTACTGAGTTTTTGTCGGATTTTTTCTAAGTCGGAAAAAAGTGGCAGCGTGGCAGCGAAGTGGCCGGTAATACTA